GCTACATCGAGGTGCTTGGTGTCGATCGACGTTTCCTCGCCGGACGCATCGACAAGTGTGAACTCGTTGCCTCGAATCGAGATGTGCGGCGGCATCGCCGCTCCCATGCCCTCGGTGGCACGGTCGGATAAGCGCGGAAGCTGTTGCTTCTGGAGGTGGACTGGTAGTGTCATGTCGGCCATTTATTTTCCTTTCAGGCTTTGATGTTCACGCGGTTGAAGTATGAAACCTCGACGCCTGGTGGCGGTTGATCCTGGTGTTCTTCCATGTAGGTCTTTAATGCGGACTTCTGAGGTGCTGAAACCTGAAGCAGCTCATTGCCAATTTCATCCCAGTTCTCGTTCACAAAATCAAGGTACTTGTCTCGATCCGTGATCTTGGGTGTCATGATCGTGCTGATATACGCCGTGCCGTTGTCGGTGGACATCGAATTAGTCTTTTGTTCGTTAAGCATCCCAAGCAAGATACCCTTGATTTCTTCGAGGCGATTTTTGGTTGGCGCCAAATGTTCCGTGAACCGGGCAGTTTCCTTCGTCACCCAATCGTCGGTACGCCGGTATTCTTGAATGAGGTCAGCGGCGTTAAGCGCCATTAGAGTTCCCCTCGGCGCACTACATCAAGTAAAGCGCCCGCTTGGCTCAAATTATTTTCAAGCCGGTGAAAAATTTCCTTTTCGAATGAGGTGGCCACGATCTGATGAATTGTCACAGGCCATTTTTGGCCAGGGCGATGTGCCCTCTTGTTGCCTTGCTGATACAGCCGCGTCTTTTCGGTGATGCCAGCCCATATGACCGTATCGGCAACAACGAACTCGTTGATGCCGTGCGCGGTCGGTTGGGGATCCATGATCATCACTTTAAAATCGTCCTCGGTCTCGAAAGCCCGGATAAGCCTGCCACGTTCTTTCTGCGTCACTTCGCCGTTGATGATTCCGCATCGCCAGCGCTTTGATAGATGTCTATACAATAAGTGTACGATGTTCGTCAAGGGCAAAAAGCACAAGACTTTTCGAGGAGTCTGTTCTATGATTCGCTCGATCTCGGCTACCCGCGGGCTGGCGTCGATTGTATGGGACCGATGACCAGAATCGTAAATACCACCAAGGATGATTTGCAGTAATTTTTGGCGAGCGCCGGCCTCATTGACCGGATTGATCAGCACACCGCTTTTCAATTCTACCTGGAGGTCTTTCTTCAGGCTGGCTACATGCTGCTTCTGTTCTGGCGTTAGCTCGACCATACGCTGCTGCACTGTACAAAGCGGCGCGTCTTTCCATACGTCGCGAATGTCGAAGCGGATAGCAGGCACCAGTAACCGGAATGCTTTTTCATAACCATCTTTTTGCGGGAACCACTTAAAACTGCCAGGGTATGCCTGTAACATTGTTTCATTTTGCAGTGTCTTGAACGATTTTCCAAAAGCGTTATTGACCAGTTTGCTAAGCCCGTACACGTCAGTCGGGGCATTGCCCGTTGGCGTACCTGTTTGAAGAAGCAGGTAGGGACGCTGGCCAATAGCAACACGAGCAACCCGGTGGCGCAAGGTGGTGGCATCGCAAAAGCCATCCGCCTCATCGCAAATTATGATTCGTATATCTTCGTCCTCGGCGAGCGCTTTTGCAAAGCCATTGATCTCGAATTTTTTGCGCGTAGTAACGCCAACCTTTAGGCCGTCGTAATTCAAAATTGCATAATCAGGTTTCTTCGCTAAAAGAGCTGCGCGCTTGTTCGCATCACCGTGCAGAATTTCACACGTTCGCTTACCAAGAAAACTCAAAAATATTGCTTTCGCCCAGACAGTATCAAGAATGGTGACCGGTGCGATAATTAGGGCACGACATTTACCGGCAGGATGCCGCCGCATAAGCCAATCGGAGAACCAAAGGGCTGCTTGCGTTTTCATTGTGCCGGGATCGCTCAAGTTAAATCCCCGAGGATGTAGAATGGCAAAATTAGCCATGACCTTTTGGTGTTCGAGTGCTTTTTTTCCTGGCTCGATAGGCCAGTCATAGTTTTGGTCGGTAATCACAGGCGCAACAGGAAACTGGAAGTGCCTCAAAACCTGCGAATTCCGCAAATTTCTTGGCACCGCCAAATACGATCCATTGATCTCGCGCGCCTCGGGGATCGCCTGGCGCAACTGGTCGGTCAGGAATTGCGAAGTGTTGCGGTAGATGAGCAGATTCCGAGTCTGGTCGTGGTAGAAATCAGACATGACGCCTATAGATACCTTTTTTAATTTCTTCGATCACAACAGAAGCAGTACCAGCCACGCTGTAGCCACCGGCTTGTTCTATTTCTTCCATACGCTGGCGCTGGATCGCGGTTGGTTCCTTGCCTTCGCGCTTTACTTCGATGCCCCAGAACTCGCCTTGGATACAGGCGCAAATGTCGGGCACCCCTGATTTGCCGAAGCCCGCCATGTAAGGAGAGAAGAACCACGCTCCTATTGAGACGAGGTACTTTTTTATTTCGGCTTTTTCCCAGCTTTCAGGAGTCCTCATAAGCTTCCTCTGTGGGGATAATTTTAAGAGGGTACAGCTTATCGTCCACAATCTTAAAGACACGCTTGCTAGTAGCAACCAGCATGTAATCCTTATACTGACATAGGGCAATGATCGGTTCGTCAGGTTCAAACGCGGCAATCCATTTCAGTTCTGCCATCATGGCCTCGCAACGTAGTGATGTTCACAGTCATCGCACGGACACCAACCGCACAACCCACTCTTTTTCTTTTCCCATACGTTGCTTTGTCGCTTCTCCGCGATCAGGTTCATCAGCCGGTTTATCTCCAACCACGTTGTCTGGAAGTTCGACAGATCCTCCATCTTCCCCACAACGTCGTCTTTCAGGAAAATGAAACGACCAACGATGGTGCGCAGTTGCGGGTACTTCGCTTTTAATAGCAGCGCGCCAGTCGCTAGCTCGAAGGTCTCGGCATAGCGCGGGGATCCAGTTTTCCAATCCGTAAACAGTGCCTTATCATTGAGCATCACCACCACGTCGGCTTGGCCGCGGAAATAGCAATCCGAATCCCAGTAGCCAGTCGCCTGCCCCTTTGCGTTGATCGCCAGCTTCTGCTCAGTCATCACCTCGTACTTGTCGAACTGAGTGCAATGCTTGTCCCAATGCCGCATCGTGTCGGGCAACACCTTGCCTTTACCAACCCGCTTTTCCAAAGCCTCGTGCGCGTCCTTGCCGAATTTCATCGCGTCCGTCTCGAAGAACGGAATGTCTTTTTTGACGTAGCGACGAAATGCCTGGTACTCGCACACGTCGCGAAACGTGTGCAAATTGGTGTACGTGCCAATAAACGACCGCCGATCGAGGAAAGCCGGGATGTCGCCTTGATCGGCGTCTTGGAGGGTCATTTATGTCCGTGCCTTTTTGCCCAGTTTGAAGCTTCGGCACCTGCCCAAACAGCGCGCAGGAAAACAATTGCTCCCAGCACACAAACGATAATCACGAATGGAACCGTTACGTCGTGAGGCTCACTCATCCGAAAATCTTCCCAAGTGCCGCCACGATCTTGCCCCGCGACTTTTTGCCCATCTTCTGCAATCCGGTCGCGATAGTCATCAGCGCGCTGCCTTCTTCGCCGGTCAGCGAACCGATTTCGAGGAAAGTCGAGATTGGCAGGCGGAATTCCTTGGCGGCGCGGGGCTTGCGGGTTTTCTTCGGCGTAGTTGCCTTGACCTTCAAGGTAACTGTATCGCCTTCCTTGTAGCCTTTGCCGCCGTTCGTAACTGCGACTGGTTTGGCAGCAGTAGCTTTCTTCTTACGTGGTTTTTTCGTCTTGGCTGGCGCTTCATCGGCGGCGGGCGGCTGGCCTTCCTTGAACGCGGCAAACGGATCATCGCTCATTGCTCAATTCCTTTCGGTTAACGTCCTGGGCATCGGGTTGATGCCCTTCTCCGATCATTGTGGTGATATTGACCGGCAAGCCATCCACGCGCGCTTGCAGCTTGGTTACCAGCTCGGCCAGTTCCCACCGCTGCGCGATCACCGCGCGGATGTTAATCTCGTCGCCGTCGTCAACAATAGTAAAAGGCATGTTGTTCTCCTAGAAAGTTACGCAAGCCGTGAGCACGGCTGCTGCCAACCAGTAGATCGAGCGGCGCCAGTCGAGACTCATCGCATACATGATTGACGCTCCCACATCCAGCACGATCAAGGTAATTGGGAAGATGCTACTTCGAATAGCGTTCACCTAACGAACCTTCCGCCGCAAGTGGAATTCCCGGCAGCCAGTCGGGCGTTTTCTCGAATTCCTTGATGCACTCTTGAAGATGGTACTCCTGTTGTCCATCGTTGGCAAGGAGAATTAGGAGTTCGTCGTAAGGCCAGTTGAGAACTCGAAAGCCCTTGGCGGTAATCCGGTTCATTGCCTGCGACACGATCACGCGACTCACGGCTTCGCAAATATTCTGCACCAACTTCGACCCCCACATCTTCTTCCACCCGCGCCGGGTTCGCATTCGCCAGAACCCCTTCAGCTCGAACTCGCGCACGTCCTCGTCAGGGCCGGGAATGTGCCACTGAAGGGTGTCATATATTAAAACCTGTCCTGCCGGCAGATAAATTCGATGGTCTTTGATGGTCAACGGACCGCATTGCATGGTCGAGCCTTCCGCCAGGCGTCGCAGCGCCACTTCAGCCTGTGCCCAATAGCCTGTTTTGCGGTCGCAGACTTTGGGATGCGTGCGACGAAACAGGTCCACCCATCGATCGGCTTCGTCGCGAGTTAGCTTTACTGGCGGGCCGTACAGACCGATTCGGGCTGTTTTCTGGAACTGCTCACCGGCAGCGCCATATATGCACATAAGATTTGCTTGCTTGGACATGCCACGCTTCTGTTCCATCTCTAAGCGCCGCGGATCGTCCTTGGCGGGCTTGTAAATTTTCTCACCATAGAATTCACACGCGCCGGGAATATATGGATCCTCGCCATTGCGTAATTGTTCCAACACATCCTCCTGCCCGGCAAGATACATGCACACACGGAATTCTATTTGCGAGGCGTCAACGGGCGCGAGCAGACAACCTTCGGGCGCCAGGATGGCCTTGCGCATGTCGGAGCCGCGCTTGAAGTTGAGCCAGTTGGCGCCATCCCCCCCTGATACTCGCAAAGTACCAGCGCCAGCGTATTTGAGGTAAACACACAAAGGTCCTCGACTAGCCATCCAGCCCAAGGTCTCGGCGCGGGTTTGCATAAGAGTTGATTTTTCACCTAGCCTCGCTTCTGCCAGCGCGCGAACGCGAGGCGAATCATGTTCGCGCAATTCTTCCATAAATTGATCAGTTTTTGCAAAGCAATAAATCGGTCCCTTTTTTCCATCCTTCGTTTCCGGTTCAACTCCCTCTGCGCGTAGTAAAACAGCAAACTTCTCGGCGGACTGCAATTCGCTTGCCGCAATCCCCAGCTCCTTGAGCCGTGCCGCCTTGCCATGTTCTTCCCTCTCCCAGATTCGCGCCAGCATCTCGGTGTCGGCGCGCAGCACCGGATTCACAAACATGCGAATCACTATGTCCATCACTTGAAATTCTTCCTTGGGGATTTGCGGACCCAGCATCTTGAATAGTTGCCAGGTCAAGTCAACGTCATGGCAGGCGCCATCGGCAACCTGTTGCTGTACGTCGCGACTCAGTTCGTGCCAGTGCTTACCGCGAAATAAATTATAGGGAACGGTTTTTGCTGCGAGGCCGAAGTGCTTGGCGAGCGCGTCGAGGCCAACGGAAAGGTGATTGCCAAGCAAGAGCCGGGCGCAAGACAGGGTGTCCAGATACAATTTAGGTTTAACGTTGTAGTGGTGGGAGAGAATGAGACCGTCAAACTGGGTGTGATGGCAAATAATTCCTGTGTCGCTCCAGTCCTCTTGCGAGAAGATGTAGCGCGCTTGCCGGTCGTCGTACCATTTCGGTTCATGATCGTGTCCCCATTTCACAGCCCAGCCGTGACACTCGAAGCGCTTGTCGCGCACGTATGCCTCGGTGGTCATTTTACTGAGAGTGTAATCGTCGGCAAAATACGTTTCCGCATCAGCGCAAATGATTCTCACAATCGCACCAATTTATAAATCGAACCATGACCTTTAGTCGAAATTATTTTCAAAGGAGGCTTGAATTTAGCAATTTTTTTATTCACATAATGCGTAGTGACGGCAACAATATTATGGCAGTAAGTGTCGCCGTCCCGCTTTGAAGTAAACACCCGCTCGCGAATAGCGTCGCACGACACACCTTGCGGCGAGCGCTTGAGTAGATTGAAAAGGGCTTGTTGATTTGGCCCCATATGAACCACGTCACCGTTGAAGCCGACGCGATCCGGCGTGAGCTGCCCGCAACAGGGGCAACGATGAATTTTCTTGGGATCGGGCATCACTGCCTACGCAAAATCGAGTCATAAGCGTAAGCCGTGAGGCCGACCAGGACCAGCCAGATCAGCGTGAAGGTGAGCGTTGCGAGCATTTGAGGTAGCCCCAGATGGAAAGGACGACGAGGGTTGCTGAAAGGATGTGGGCGAACAGGAAATAGGTCATACGCGCGCCTTTCGTAAAGAGTGAAATTTGGCCTGCCATTCACCGTAGGCTTTATCGACGCGAAGCCATTCGGCGTATTCTTCGTCTGTGAGTTTTATCGTGAACGCACCGCGATCCAAGTCGGTAAAAGTCATATAGTCCGGGTAGCGCTCGATCCAATCCACGGAAAGTTTCATCACTCTCCCCAATTAAATTGCCGGCCGTTCTTCAACTGCGCCTCGACGCCTGCGCATGTGTTACGGTAGCGTTGCCAGACCGCGGGCTTGATCTTACCCGCCTTCTGCTTTCCCGCAATGTGCTTGGCAGTGCGCTCGGGCGTCCTGCCCCACTCGAAGCAGTAAATCGAGATCGCGCTGTAGCCTGAGAGTTTGGCAAGTTCGGCTACGCTGAGCTTGTGGAGCTTACGCCAGGCTCGGGCTTGTTCGTGGGGTTTCATGCTGCTTCCCAGAACCAAAGCGCTCTTGTGTCCGTGCAGGGTTTAGGAACGAGATAAGATTGAAACCATTTTTCAGCGGGCGGCATCCGATAAAAATTAAGCGGGATGCTACCGTAGCCCTGCCAGATGCTTTTGTGTTCGAGTCCGCAGT